CACCCTCCAGCTCCTGCAGGCGCTTCAGGGCGCGGCGGATGGTGTCTTTATGGGTAAGCAATTCGTCAAAAACCACGTAATTTCTCATCTGATCAATTGCACATTCATCAATCATTTCAAGTCCAATCAACGCCTCCTCCGCCAGGCTCGGCGGCTTGGGGCGTCTGGTGGCGCGGAGAAGTTTAATATCGCCGTTGCCAGCCACCTGCATTTCCTCCAGCCACTCGCAGCACGCATCCAGCTCCTGGTCGGCGCCCCATTTGGCGGCCTCACTGAACACTTCATCGAATCTCCTTTCTGCGCACAGAGCCGTCCACGTGTGGATCAACTTCGACGATGGGATGACGGGGTGTTGGTTAGTCATGGGATCACGGGGCAGAAAATGTCCATAGCTTGAACGATGGCGCTAGCTGGCATCACTGCAGCGGCGCCAAAGGCCTCCTCCTCGAACGGGACATGGGCACCAGCCCCGTGCGACTCGTATGTGCGACGGATCCATTCCGGATCCTGACCGGACTGCGCCAGCATGGCGCGGGCCTGGCCGGGTTCGAGGATTGTACGGAGGTGGCCATCGATGGCCCCATTGGCGCAATCCTGGATGAAGTGGATTGACTCGTGGCGGAGGGTATCGAGGTTGTCCTCTGTCATTGTAGCCGAACCATTGTTGCACAGCACCAGAGACTTGCTGGGGCCGTGGTAGAAGCCGGCTACGGGCCTGGTGTGGCAGTCTTCCTCGTCAAGATAGAGAGAGATGCCACGAGCCGTCAGAGCGGCAGAGAGAGCGTTATGTTCGGCGGCTACCTGTGGACTGATCTCAGCGAGAGCTGGCGTGACGGAGCCAAAGATGGTCGTAGCAAGTAGAGCAGTGGTCAAAAAACGAATCACGAAGCGATCCTCCCACAGGCGAATTTGGAACCGCCCTTGAAGTGGCTGCCCAGGCGGACGAAGAAGAAACCGAAGAATGGCACATCGAGATAAATCTCGGTGACGGCAGGCAGGTCGCGAATAGCGTCGTAGCAATAGCTGGTGTAGCTGAGGGGACCGATTAAGAGATCAAGCGTCCCGTCGGGACTGATTGAGAGGTGCATGAGAATCAGGCGTTGGCTTGAGCAGGAAGGCGGAACTCCATGTAGGAACCGAAGAGGGCGAAAGACCCGTCTTCGTGGGTTCCAAAGTTCCTCCTCAGTCTATACTGGTCATGGCTGCGGAGAGAGATCTCTTCGCAGTATGTAACACCGTCGTAGGTGGTGCGCAGCACCACTGTGTCGGGGTCCAGCATGCTCAGATCGCTGTCGTGGGCTTCGTTCCCGAAGTAATCGCGGCTGCGAACGAGCTTGTTCTCGACGACACTGACGCGCATCTCTCCGGTCGTCTTGCCGGTCCACTTGATGACGTATTCGTTGTGATGGTCACCCCGGTCGACGTCTATCATGGTGGTTATGATGACGAACTTGCCGTCGGGCTTGAAAAGGTAGGTGCGCTCAGAGCGCCACTGGCCGCAGGAGCGGTCAAACCATTGCAGTAGAGCTGGATCAGTCATGGTTGAATTGTTTTTCGAGGTTACTCCAAAGATGGGGCAAGGAGACGAGCAAACCCGCAAGGAGCAGGCTACCACCATAGAGCAGGATGTCGTGAAGCATGTCAGCTATCGGAGGTAAATACTTCGCCGGACACCTTAATGGAGATGACACGGCGGGCGTCGAAGGAGCGCCAGGCACCAAGCTTGGCGTCAACGACACGGAAGATGTTAGGGTCAGAGGCGGGCTTGCCGGTTCCCTTGATCTCCAGGAACTGGCGGGGGTTGATCGTCATCTGACGCTCGGAGCCGTCGGCCTTGATGAAGCGGACGGAGACGAAGTGGCTGCCGGCATCGGTGATGGCCTGGCGGAGGGTTTCGTGATTGAACATGGATCTCTCTCCTGGTGATGTCTGCAGTATAGCCCCTCACAGGGCGGCGATGTCCTTGAGGGTGGCGCGTTTGTTATCAATCGTAATGGTGCAGCGGGTGTGGAAGCTGGCGCCACGGCGAGCCTCGCGGCAGTCGGCGGCGATGATGTGTCCCTTAAATTCGATAAAGCGGATACCCTGGGCAGCGGGACGACCAGTGCCATCGGGTTGGCAGATCCGCTTCCAGGAATTGATTGAGGCCTCGACATCCTTAAAGGTGTCGAAGCTCATGCGGTCGGTGACGAAGGTTGCCATGGATTTCTCCCTTGGGACTCCTTCAGTATAGGCGATTTGACTCCCGGTCGACCACTGCGTAATATTTCGTAGGGTCGAAGCGGGTCCAGGCATCGGCAAATTCCTTGGCCTCCTTGTACGTGTCGAACACGCCGAAGGGGAGATCGTCGCAGGTGACCTTGAAGGCGAATGAGCGGACGGGGCTGACCATGGTTGTTCAGTAGAGAAGGCGGATCGTGTCGTTGCGGTTGAGATCGAAGAACCACCGCTGATACTGCTCGACGGTCTGACCGGACCAGGGGCAGGCGTTGGCGATGTCAACAGCAAGCTCGGAGACCTCATCCGAGTATAGCATAGCGACGTCGCCCTTGGGCCATATAACGGTATAGCGGTTGCTGGTGCCCTGCCTGATGACGTCGATGTCGTACCTCTGCAGAAACTCGATGGTGTCTTCCATGGTTCCCTCCCTTTGGGAATGCCTTATCGTAAGCGAGTAGGCCAGTCGTGTCCAGTCCTGTGTCAAAACCGTAACAATTGGGAATGCTAGGGGCAGCGGGATACCCGTGTTCTATTCGATGCCTCCAGCTCCGCCGGCAATCGTCTGGTGCGCCGATGCCCGGAAGGTGATCATGAATTCTCCCGTTTTGGGAGGCACAGAAAAAGCCCTCCTGCTCGGACGGCTGAAGGGCTACTGCGACAACGCTAGGAAGTAGAGCCTAGGCAAGGGCTTTGATCTCCTGTTCAAGCTTTGCTACAAGCTCAAGATAGGCGTCTCGGCGTTGCTCAAGACGCTGACGTTCGCGTTGGCGCTTTTCGGTTAGCATCTCTTCATACCGTTTCTCGCTGACGACATAGACGCGAGGGGAGGCCAGGTCAAACAAGTCAAACATAAGCGAGGTGTAACTGCAATCATGATACCCTGACCGGTCGGGTTTTGCGTGTGGGCGGCCGAACCGCCCAAGTCCGGTTTGCCGTCAAACCAACTTTGACAGGGCTGCTCTGTCAGACTCAAGCTGGGCATATCGCTCGGCTAGCGCTTTCATGGCTTCGAGGTACCGGTGAGCGACCCTGAAGGCCACGAAGCGGGCTTTGCCATCCTCGTCAAGTTTGAGAATCGTCTCCTCGTCATAGAGGTTGCGCAGGATCATCAGGGTGAACGAGTCAGTCCTGTTGATGAGTTCGTCCAAGTCTAAGTCGTCGAGGTCAACCTCGAACATGCTCTTTTCTTCGTTCATTGATCGTCCTCTTGTGAGTTGGAGTCCCAGGAACTGCCTGGTTCGGATAAGTCTTCGGGTTTGAACCCGTTGGCCCAGATTGCTCGGACCTGGTGAAGAAGCTCCTTTGAAGTTAACCCCCATGACTTTACGATTGTCTGAATCGTGTCAGCAAACTCGTGGTTCTGGTAACGCATCATCAGGGCCGCCAGCAACGTCTTATCGTGGGCGGTTGGGGCTTCGACTGTCTGGGCCAGAGTGTATAGGATCGCCATGTCTGAATACTGGCGGCCAGAGGGGTATTTCACAGGAGGAACTCCACTTTAACTGGGTTAGAGCCGATCGCTACACTGGCGTGGCCACGACCAAGGGGCATGCGGATGTCGCCACGACGGCCCACGTAGGCTGTCGGACCATCCAGATAGACACGGATACCTTCAGGCAGGAGACAGGCTTCTCCCAGGGCATCCAATAGGCCGTTCAGGCGCTCACGGGTGGTTTTGCTGGGGCGGCCATCGCCGTCGAAGAAGCCGCCGTCGTATAAGATCGCTTCGATGAACTGCTCGCCGTCGAAGACTAGCTCCAGGATCCGGGCGGAGTGGAGCCAGAAGCCGAGGACGGTCAGGTCTCCGTCCCGCTCAATCGATGTGGATGTGTTGCCCTCTGCACAGGGCACAAACCCACTCTCGCCGGCCTGAAGAAACTCTTCAAGCTTGCGGACAGCGAACTGGGTTAGGGGTCGGTTTGAACGCATGGGGTTTCTCCCTTTGAATGTGGTTTGAGTCTATCAGTTGAAGAAGTGTTCTGTCAACTCCTCAAGAGTTTCTTCGAGCCAATCAGAGCAAGGGGCGGGGGGCGGAATTGCGGCGCCGCTCAGCCAGAAAAGCTTGGTGAACGCCGGCCTTCCAACCATAGGTTGCAATCTCTTCAAGCAGATCCTTGCGGACGAAGTCAAGCTCATCCAGGACACCAGCGCGATCAGCAGCGTCTTCGAGATCGAATCTGCCATTGCTGGCGATCCAAGCCTCTAGGTAGCTAGTAGCTTTTTCAATCTTTTCCATTTTTCTCCTTTTTTGAAAATTGGATAGCGGAACATGTCTCCTTGTAACCTGGGGCCTCCAACCCTGGATGTCTTTTGAATATAGCACTCCAGTCGGGAGCTGGAGTGACCTGTTTAGCCTTCTTCATTAAATGGTGGGTATGGGTGGCCGACCGGGACCTTCGAATACCAAGCCTGCCGGAGTGTATTGTCAAGCCTGTCGTCATAGATTGTCAACTCCTGATCCCAGCGGTGGCCCCAGGAGTCCCATGCCGCAACGGAATAGGAAGGACAGCGGGAACAGGCTAGATCAGCCACAAAACGGCGTCCGATCCTATTCCATGATGGCTGCAGACCGCGCCATACCAGCGAGCAGCTAGGCCAAGGAAGTGTAGCCCTGTCGAACAGAATGCAACACGGCCCTTTGATTTCGTAGACAAAGGCTCCGCCAGGAGAGCAAACCCTGGCGCCAGCAGGTAGGACGAAAGAGGTCATTTGCGTGCCCAGGGGCCAAAATAGTAGACCAGCAGGCTAGCAGATACGATAATTGTTATGAGACTCGCATACGCGCCAAATACTAGCAGCGTGTCAAGAATGTTCATGTAGTAATCGAGCTGAGACATTTGGTTCATTCGGCAGCGGGTTGGTCGGCCAGTGAGATAATGCGACCGTTGACGTTTGCAACAACGTCAACAATGGCATCAGAGAACTCCTTGCAGAGTTCAATCACCTCTTCCACCTCATGAAACCGCATCTCGGCAACCTCCCCTACCGTGACAAACTCTGGGGCACGGTTTGGCTTGAAACGGAAGCGGGCAATGATCTCAGCCATAGGGACTCCTGCTTGGGACCCCCACAGTATAGGGCATAAAAAAGGGGGACCGGCCCCCTTGCATCATTTCGCAACCTTGGCGGCTTGAGCCGTTTTCTGCTGCTCCGTTTTCGGTGGAGGGCCAGCAGGTGCCGAAGGCTGTTGCGGCATGGCCTCTGCAGCCTTCTGAGCGTCGGCCAGAGCGGCCTGCTTGTCCTCCTCGATTCTGGCCACCTCCTCCTCGATTACCATGTCCGGATCGAGTACGCCACCACGCTGCAGTTCGTCGAGGACGGTCTGCTTGGACAACAGGCCACTGGAATGCAGGTTGACGAGCTGAGCCATCTCCGAGGCGCCCAACGGCTTGTTGATCAGCGAGTCGTTGATTGCGATGCCCGACTCCTTGGTGATCTGGTCAACTTCGCCAGCATACCAGGCCCAGAGTTTCATGAGCATCGAGAACATGCTCGACTTGTTGCGGACCAGGGCGGCCACGCTAGAGGCCACCTGAGAAGCCCGGAGGGACGCCTCGGTGGCTGTCTTGATGTTCGCCCCGTACAAGAAGTTCAGGGAGCTACGGTCCATGAGCATCTCGACGTGCTCGATCTCGCTCTGGTGGCGCTCCAGACTCTTGCCGCTCGGCTCAGCAAAGGAGAAACCGCTGCCGGCTTCGGCGGACAGGTCGACAGCAGTGTTCGGGCCCAGCACCAACGGCGCAGGTTGACCATCAGGGCCGATAGGGGCGCCCTTGCGGACGGGCACTGGCATTGCGCACTTGTGCAGTAACTCGGCCAGGTCTGACCGCATCTGGAAATGCTGGATGCTCAGGTCGGCCAGGCCAGCAAGAGGCAGATCGCCCTGGGCGAAGCGGCTGGTCGTGGCGCCATACCATACCACGGGGATAACCGGAAGGGTGGTGTTGATCTCGTCAATCTTCTGGTTTGCCCAACGGCTCGTGGCCTCCTTAACCAGTCGATAGCTTTCAACCTTACCAGGAGTCAGCACGTAGTAGATCGGCTCAACGATCGAACCGAAGGCGTTTTCGGGATCCTGTATGCTACGCAGTTGTCGAATAGTTACCCGCTCAAGTACCTCACGACCCATGTCATAGCGCACGTTCCAGTTGATGACGTCAGTGCGCTGGATGTTGATCAGGTACGGCTTGCGACCATCGTTCATCTGATCAAAGAAGTTGTTGGCGCCAGCCTCGGGCATCATGTCAACCATGATGAACGTCCCGCCATCGCGTAGGGCGGTCTCATCACAGAGTGTCATAAAGCTCTGCATGCTGGAGCCCTGGAGGTCCACGTCTGACTGCGCCGCCATCATGCTGGCAGGGGCATCAATCAGCTGGAAGCGGCTCAGCAGGCCCGCATAGGAGCGGATGGAGTCGCGGTAGATCGGGGCGTAGGTTGCACGGCCAAGGCGTGACAAGTAGGCCGCATGAGGCTCGGCAGGCTCCTTGGGCAAGTACTTCACCTTGGCCTCGCCTTGGCCGTCTCCGTTCAAGAGAGTCCAGCAATCGTCAGCTAACTCGAGTTGCGGGAGCAGTCGCACAAGCTCTGGGCGGTGATACGACACCAGAGAGGGGTCGTTGATCGGGTGAGAGATTCCTTGGGGCATTGCAGTCGCTGCGAATGGTGGCGTCGCGCCGGGACTTGATAGACCGGCGCGTCACGCAACCGCTCATCTAGTAGGTTTCCGTCACCCCTTGCTGGGCACCACTCCCATGTCCCGGTTGTAGCGACCGGTTACGCCGTAGGGGCGGAGAGGGGTTTCGTCTACCCGAGAGAACCGAAGCTGGCCGATCCGCATTCCAGCCTCCAGCGGAAGCCAGTGGTAGCGATTCAGGTTGGTAAGCTCGAGTGTCACTTGCCCACTGAAGCCTGGATCAATGTACCCGGCCAGGGCATGCTCGTAGCCTTCGCGGCCTCGGCTGCTCTTCAGTTGAAAGATGCACTCTAGGTGGTCGGGAACATTGATGACCTCGGCGGTATGGGCCAGGATGAAGGCTCCGGGCATCATCTCAAACCCCGGGATCGAAATATCGACTTCCCTCCATCCCTCGCGCTCCTCGACAAGAATCTTGGGGCCGAGTGTTACATCGTAACTAGCCGGGTTGACCTGCTGGCGACGGAATGGCTGGATTAGGCCATGCTGGCCCAGGGCTTCGATCTGAAAGTCGACAATTGTGGCCATTACTCTGTTGCTCCTTTCTTGGTGGTTTGCCGAGCCTTGCGAAGCTTGAGGTACCGACTCCAGGCAGCCTGTACGACGTCGTAGTCGTTGTCTCCGAGCTGCTTGTAGCGTCGGTCTACCTTTTCGAGGTAGAACCTATAGCGATTCTGAAACTCCTCAAGAGCCTTCTCTAGTTCATTCATACTACCTCAGGGGAATAGAAAGGGGGCCGGGGCCCCCTAGGTGATCAAGCCTTGCCTTCGCGTTCGTCGGCTTCAGCCTTGGCGATGCAGGCCGCGTTGGTGCATCCTGCAACACTCTCAATAGTCCACTCGCTACTGTCATACTTGTTCAGTATATCAAGCAGGGAGCGGTCATCAGTCATCTCGACAACCTTGCGGGGTAGGATTTGGCGATCATACTCCTCCCTGGAGATGGGTTCAAACGGCAAGCGAGGGAAGGTCTCGTTTGCATCAAACCGGGCCAACAGAGCGGCCGAGATGTAGCCACCATCGTTCACAATGTTGTCGTAGATCAGCTTGGAGAGCACGGGGATCTCCTCTTCACGCAACTCGATGGTTGCGGAAGTGTTGTGGTCCGTGTAGAAGTTCTGCACATTCATATAGATCCCCCACTGGGCTGTGACGGGCAGCTTGCTCAGATCGTACTCATCGCAGCCAGGTAGGTCAGCCCAGGACACGGAGGTGGGAATCTCGACGAGTACTTCCTGAACGCGAGGATCAGTGATGTCGTCCAGCAGGTTGCCATGCTCATCGCGGGCAGACTGGGCAGGGATCACCTTGTAGCCGTACTCGATCAGAGCGGGCACCAGGGGGTCCTTAACGCCTAGGGTGATGCGACGGATGAAGCGCTGGGCCTTGGGCGGGTGCCAGCCACTGGAAGCGCCTGTGAGCAGGCTCTTGGTACCAGCGGGTTGAACGGTGGTGATCCGGTTGGGCAGTCGGATGCCATGCTTTGTGCAGTAGTCGTCGACAGCGTCGTGGGCGGCCAAACGGAAGCGCATAAGGTACGACTGCTCGGCGCCCGTGTACTTATCGGCATAGCGATCGGACTCGGGACGACCCTCCATATTCCACTTCAGCCAGCCAGCCCCGAAGGCGTGGACATAGAAGTCGAACAGGCCAGTGAAGCTGACGCCAACAATCGGATCGATCTCACGGCTGTACTGATACCGCTCATGTACGAACTTGTGCTGCAGCAGGGAGGCCACCTGTAGGCCAGCGGCATAGAAGGCGTCGTACAGGCCCTGGAAGTCGTTGGGGTCCAGGGTGTTCAGATGCACCTCTGCCAGGTTGCAGTGGAAGTCGCGGCCGATAATCTCGCCACAGTTGGCGGAGAGGATGCCCGAGACGTAGCTCTTGCCAACAGAAGACGGATCCACCACCACGTAGTTGTGATGCTCATCGACTGTTCCGTTGTAAACGGTCGCCGTGCCCGCGTCTCGGATGGCCACAACCTTGTGATTCGCAATGTGCTCGGCGGCAGCGGGGCCGGGAGACCCGTGGTAGAAACCGTTGCGGCAACGGTTACCGTAGTGCTCCCGATTGTGCTCAACGTGGGTAGTCGCCTCCAGATTCTGGGGCAGGTTGTTCACCGGGTTCCCATCAACGTGGTGGATAACCTCTCCAGAAATACCATAGTAATCGGCAATCACCCGATGGCAGAACTGCTGGCGGACAGAATCAGCTTGCTTGTTGTTGCGAGTGATTCGCAAGTGACCATCACGATGCTGGTGGATAGCAAAGGCTGAGACGGACTGTCCAACCTTGAGGTCCTTGGCTTGGACCTTGTTGCGCTGCAGGGTGAAGAAGTTGTGGTTATGCGTGGCTCGCACCTTCAGGCCACTGTCAAACTCGACCTCCAGCACTGGCTGATTATAGCCAGTTACGCGGGGGCTGCGCATCATCCGCACGGCAGCCTCGTTCGTCTCCTTGTTGACACACCAGACGAGCACGTCCTCTCCACTCTCGACCAGCTCCTCAAAGGTTTTGACACCTTGGTGAACGGTCAGGATTGGCGTGTCCCCAGTCAGGCAGGGGTTGAGGCCGTAGCGATCCATACGGTGCCGCAGTTCGCGCTTGCTCAGCTTAATACCGAGCTCACGGGCTTCTTTCTCAAGCTGATCCCTGGCAGCTTTGCGGCCGAATGTCTCATAGGCAACCAGGAAGCGATCACGGCCGGCCCATGTGAGCACGTCAGCGTTCGCACGGGCAATCGCCTCAGGGACGTACTGGATGGCGCCCTCACCGCTCTGGAATTGCATCCGCACTGCCTCCTCAACCTCCTTGTAGGAAGGCTTGGTATGGTAGCAGCGGGTGTGGTTGGCCATGCGCAGGGCTTCCTTGGCCGGGTCAACACGCCAGTTGCCTTCTTCGTCCTGTGAGTACAGGCCAAGCTTGGCAGTGGCGGCCTCCTGGTCGGTCTTGCTGAACTGACGCATGCCGGCGCTGCGGCGGATGTTGCCGGCCACGATACAGGCTGCGGCCTCGTCGATGAGTAGGCAGGCTTCGACTGTGGTCAGCTTGCGGCCCTGGGCCTTCGAGAGCAGGGCTGCCACCTTCTTGAACATGTCGCCAAGCTTGATCGGGTTGGCGGTGCCGCCAAAGCCCTTCAGACGCTCGCCGGCAGGGCGAACCTGGTCAAGAATGACGTGTACCTTAACGAGGCCACTACCAGGAAGGGTTGCAACCTCGATCAGCTTCATGTAGGCATCGACCCAGCCTTGGCGAGAGTCGCCAACCTGGATGAACAGCTCGGCGTCGGCCCAGTAAAAAGTAGTATTAGCTCGACCCGGTTTTTTGCCAATACCTGAGACGCCAACGACTTCAATCTTGTTGAGGACCGGAGGCAGAACGGCTACAACATCGCTCTCAAGCACCGCTCCGGTACCAGAGCCTTGCATAGCCAGGTCGACCAGCAGACCAAAGGCTTCGATGTCGGAGATGTGGGTTGATGTGCAGTTGTAATACCCGGAGAAGTTCTCAGGCTTCTTACCCCACTCGGTTCCAGCTACCCAGAAGGCGCGGCCAGAAGGGAAGGAGTGCTGAGCCAGGGCTTGCTCGAGGATCAGGTCGTACTCGTCCCGGTCAAGCTTGCCGATGCGAGCGATGTCGCCAATAGTGCGGAGCATCGCCTCTTCGAAGTTCTCCCGAGAACCGTCGGCCTTTCTCCGGCTGTACGTGCGAAGGAATACGGCTTCGGCGGAAGGGGCTGATGGACGGAATTCGGTCATATTGGTTTAGAGACGCAGGGTTAGGATGCCTTTCGGCTCCACCAGTCTACCAGCAAAAAAAGGGGCCGGAGCCCCTTCTGTTAACATTCAGAAACGCTGAAGCACCGATGGTGGTCCTGCTACATGGACATGAGGTCCTGCCGACAGGCGCCCAGTTGATCCACAGGAGGAGATCACCTCTCCAACGCTGTAGAAGCCGTCGATGCCGCGATGGGCCAGGTGACTGATGGAGGTATCTCCCTGGGCGAATACCCACCCCATGTCATCGTCCCAATGAAAAGTGCCATGACCATTGGCCATAGCACGAACAGGAGACCCGATTACGCAGGCAATGTCGACGGCCGGGTGCCTAGACGAGGAATGCTGAATTACCGGGCCGGCGACTGGAATCACTTAACCTGGCTCGTTGTGTCTGGAACTCGAATGTATTGTTCCGAATACAGCCTATCAAACTTTCGATTAGCTTCATAGATACTGCTTGCGGCTACTAGCACAGAAACAACAAAGGAACTACCCTTTAGCTTATAGAGAACCTTGAAAAGCTTGGGCTTAGCAAAATTGAACTCAAACATCGTAGACCTTAGCCTCAGAGGCAGTGGGATTAGACTCGACAAATTCACGGAAAGCCTTAGTGCTTTGGTCTTCTTTGGTTTCGGTTTTGCACTTGGGACAGCGCAGATTTTCTGGTTTGTTGCAGGCCATGAGCATTAAGCGATGAAATGATTGATAAGGAGCAAGCATTACCGGCCTTGACCCTTGTACTTCTTCGACTGCTTCAGGGATCCGCGCTTGCGAGGACCATTGCCGATCGAGGTGCGCTTGTTGCGGTCTCCCATAGTATGGCCATCCCGATGGATGTGAAGAGCGAGACCGGTAGGGCTGGGTTTTGCCATTAGCGTTTCCAGATGGGGACGAACTTGAAGGGTGGCACTGGCCAACCCTGGGAGGCGAACTCCTTGCTCAGTTTACGATGCAGGGTCCAGGCAAACCAGAAGGTCTTGGCGTTGATGTAATGAAGCTTAATCTGGGCCTCTACCCAGAGGGGCAGTAGCAAGGCATCCTTGGGGAACAGGATCACCAGGGCGGCCAGAAAAATGTAGACGTAGAGGTTGGTCATTCGGGTGAGTCGGCAAGGTTGACAACAGTGTAACCAATCTCGTCTGCAAGGCGGAGGTGCTTGAGACTAGAGATCAGGGCATCGACCTGTGTCGATACATCTAGGTCGCTACAGTAGTCAGGATGCCCGACAACAATTTGCCGGACGCCATGACGAGGGCGGGCGACCCACCCGCCCCTAGCATTGATGTTGTATAGCCACCGGATGTCGTCGCAGAGCTTGGTGGCCCGTGGATCCTTGAATATCTTCCCCATACTACCAGCTCGGGTCGTGGTAGCAGCGGACGATTTCAACGTCCTGGGGTAGCAGTTCACAGGCAACCATAGTTGCGTCGCAGGCTGAGGCAGCTTTAAGGTAGAATTCGCGGCGGATGCCATTGCGATCCTGGTAGATAACGGTGAAATCCTTGATAATCACAGGGATGCCTCCTTTGGACTCCCCAAGTATAGATCCCTGGCCCGCTGGAGTGCAAGCCTTACTTCTTGTTTCGTAACATGAGCGCGGTTCGAGCCGCCGTAGTAACTGCTGGAGCCGTAGTAGGGGATCGAGGCCCACTCGAGCGCCATCTCCTTCATGGCCAGCTCGATGTCATGGCTTTGTCCCCTGATGAAAGCGCCGATGTCTGGGCGTTTGTGGTCTATCAGGGTCTGGAGCAGTTTGTCTTGAACGGCGGGAGTGAAGTGATCTTCCTCGGACACGCCTGACATCTTGATGGCGTAGTCAAGGGTTGATGGAATCATTTGATAGCGGCCCACTGCGAATACAGTGGTACGCTGTAACTGCTGGACCTCTCGCACCGTCATTTCGGACAGGCTTCGACCGGTAATCGATCGGATGCCCCCAGGGGTGTCCCCGGCTGATCCGCGATTAACTGAGTCCCAGCTGCCTTCTCCTTTGGAGATAAGGCTTGATACTACTGCCAGTGGCGTTCTATCGACGACGCCTTTGACGACGCAAGCAACCGGCTGGCTACCTATCAGGAAAAGAGCTGGAACAAGTGAGGCATAAAGTCGCATTGGTTGTCTCGATAACCGACAGCCATATTGGTTGCAGGCGCAAAAGCCCAGGTTGATCCTGGGCGGCGACTGACCAATGGCGGCCTCGGGTGGATTGATGGTAGCGCTAAGATCGAACATGGTTCGAAAGCTCAGTGAAGCCGCCTATGGGCTTCCCGTCAATGATAATATAAGGTGCCGTCGGGTGATCTGGGTGTTTTCCTTGAATTTCTTCATATTCGACACCCATGAGATCCAGCAGCGTTTTGGCCTTAACGCACCAGGGACAGTTGGGGATGGTGTGGATGATGGTTTTCATCAGATGACTACTTTCACGATGGTTTGGGGTTCGTAGAGGGCCTCGTGGGCCTTCTCGGCGCTTCGGGCATTGTAGGCCTCGAGCTGTTGGATCACCTCGTAGCCTTCGACGCATTCCACATTCTGTAGGTCGCACTTGACGCCGTCAAGTCCCTGCCGGGTCACCAGGTGGATGTTCTGGGCCGCCTTGGACACAAAGCCCAGGGCTTCTTCTGAGTAGGCATTGGAACCCACCAGAGAGGCGTTGCGGGACACGTAGTCAGACACGACTGTGGCGTGGATGTGGCCGCACAGGATGTGGGTGATGTTGACGCCCTTGGCCGCGTACTTGCCGATCAGGGCCTGGCACTTCTTCTGGTCGGTGGCATTGACCTGATGGCCATGCACGCCCAGGAAGGTCTCATTGTGCAGCCGGAACACAGTCTCGTTCGCGGCGAAGTCGTGGAACCGCATGCCCTTGTCTTCTACGGCCTCGAAGATCACCTGCAGCATGCTGTAGATGGTAAAGTCGTAGGAGTCGGTTGCGACGACGTCAACCCAGCCCAAGTCATCCTTGGCGCGTGACTCGTTGCCGGCGACGCCGAAGCAGTCGACAAAGAAGTCCTCACGGAGATCCTGGAGGAACTGCTTGTACAAGTGGACTGCCAGTAGGGTGGCCTTAGCACGGTTGGTGCTCATGGCCAGCAGCTCGTCCAGGCGGCGATCGCTGTTCATCAGGTCGCCCCCAAAGAACACCACAACACGCTCGACACCATAGGCCTTGCCGAACAGTTTGGCCTTCTGAGCTAGCAGTTGCAGGCGCTTCGCGGCGACCTGGAAGTCGAAGCGATTGGTCGGCAGGTTGACCAGCTCATTGAAGTGGTTGTCCGACAGGTGGATAACCATCGCGGCAGCCTCCGGGTCAAGGGGGCCTGACCGGCGGGAGCAGCCCTCCATAGAGGCCCCTACCACCTCCAGCTCGGCGAGCAGGGCCTCGTTGTAGGCGGCTACGGCGTTCTCGATCCGGGCGTGCTCCCGGAAGGACTTGTTCTTGATGCGGGCTTCGTCGGCCTGCTTTTGGACCAACTTGGCAAGCCGTACGCCCTCAGACACCGTTTCGATGTCAATAGGCGATGCCGTCAGCTCGGTTTTGACGTATCCACGAAGCTGATTAGGCCTTGCGAGGCCCCGATGTCGGGAGTAAAGAGCCTCTGCGACGCCAAGGTACGAACCGATCTCCTCGTAGAGATCACGCACTTCGTCACGCAGATGGCTGATTGGGGTCAGGCTCATCGTTGGCCGAAAACAGCACTTCGTCTTCCAGTATAACGGCCAGGTGGTCGATCACTTCTTGGTCTTCATTAACGATAACATTTGGCTGTATCAGCGTCCGCAGCTGCTCCATGTAGTGCGGCTCTGCCACTACGACAACAGCCATGACGCTGTGAGGAGTGAGATCTCGTGGGCAGTACTCCTGCAGCTCCTTCAGGCGAGCCGTCAGCCAGCGCAGGGCCGGATGCTGGACTAGTTCCATCAGTGGCAGAAGATTTGCGCGTAACTCGGGGCGATGCACAAACAGGCGGAGCAGGCGCCGCTCAGCCGCTATACGTGTGGCTGAAGGGGCCCTAGGAATCCACTCCGATTCGGAGGCAAAGAACTCGCCATTGCCCCAGTCCTTGGCTAACTTCTCGGCCTCTTTCTCACTGGAGGTCAGGACCCGGGCTGCCTTGTCGACGTAATGGGTGCGCAGGGCCTTCGAGCGCAGGCTGTCGATGAGCGTCCGCAACTTCTGCTCAACGTCCGTAACCATGGCCGTATCAGTCTTGTCAAGAGCGGCAGCCCAGGTGTCGATCACCCAGTCAAGCCAGCTCTCGGCGTTTGCCAGGTATGAATACAGGTCACCACCACCACGGATTACCTCGTCGGGATCCGAGCCTTCTGGCAGGATCGCAACGCTGAGATTGAGCTGTCCCTGCAGGGCCATGGGGCCAGCTGCTTTGATGAACTGCTCTGTCGCCTTCCTTCCGCCAGCATCGCCGTCGTAACATAATATAATAGTTTTTATGTTACGGGTCAATCTCTGTAGTACCAAGGGGTCTGGAGCCCCGGTACCCTGCATGGCTACGACGTTTCGGATGCCAGCCTGCCACATGCTGACGACATCGAGATGGCCTTCCACGAAGATGATCGAGCCAGCTTCACGGGCGGCCTCCTTGGCGCGAACCTCGTTGAAGACCAGCGACTTCTTGTCGAAGAGGTCGTTCGACTCAGTGTTCTTGTATTTGGCGGGCTGGCCCTCCCGGGTGGCACGGCCAGTCCAGCCAACCAGCTCACTGCGGTGGTTGTAAATGGGCAAGGTGATCCGGCCCTCAAAGAAGCCCTTCGAAGAGAAGCCGATACCGAACTCTCTGGCCGCCTCAGCGGTGATTCCACGGGCCTGCAGCAGGCCTCTGATCCTGCTAGCCTGTGGTGCTCTCAGGTTTGCTTTGAAAGCGTCTTGCTCGGTCTGCAGGGCTGCAATGGCTACCTTGCGCTGTTCATTGCGGAAGGCCCGTTCCTCTGCGTTCTCATCATCAGTCTCAAAGCCAACGCCGAGGAGTTGGGCTGCGGTCTCTGCCGCTTCTCGCCAAGAGAGTCCATGACGCCGGACAACATAGTCAATAGCGTCGCCACCACCACGACAGACATGGCAGAAGCAAAAGCCCTTGTCATCGTTAACCGTAAGTGAGGGGTTGGTGTCGTCATGCCAAAGGCACTGAGTAAGGAACTCGTGGCCAACTCGCTTGAGCTGGGCGCCGGTTGCCTCAATCAGTGCCGAAAGGGGTGCGGCCTTGATTGCCGCGATGGTTTTTGGGGTGACTGCCATGGGGACAGTCTACCACCTAGAACAGGCTGCCCTGGAATCGATCGTCACCCAAGTCCTCCCAACCGTCAAGTAAATTAACATCCATCTGGCTCCAGTCGGTAGCCGCACACCCAGCAGCCGCAAGTAGAGCATCGACAGCTGCTCGTGGGACACGGGTGCCGGTGCCGTTGAGGTATACCTCGATCTGCGAGAGACTGCTCTGGTGCTCTTGGTCGAGTTGCTCAATAGAGCGACTGGCCTGCTCGATATACATGGTGGCGAAGTCCACCTCTGAGGGCTCCAGGGGCTCCGTAGGGGTGGCTTGGTCCTTGAGCTCAAGCGGTGGGCCCGAGCAGACCTTGCGGACCTCCTGCCAGTCCTCCAGATCGATACCCAGCTCCCGGGCTACCTGGATGTCGGTGGCGCCACGGTACAGCATCTTACGGCCCTTCAACCAGCGCTCGCGCATCTTGTGGCTCAGGCGCATAGCATAGGTTCTATCGCGAACCCAATGTAGCAACTCGCCACGGATTGTCGGCACGGCAAGACTGGAGAACTTCATGCTCTTGCCAGTGGTCGGGTGAGGCTTGTCCGCGTCGTATCGGAAGGCTGCCTTGCAGAGCCCCTCGAAGGCTACAGACTCCAGGGTCTGGTAATCGATACCTGTCGACCGCTGAATGCGCCAGGCCTCGCGACGAGCTAGGTTCAGATTGCTAGCCGCAAGCTGCTGTTGCTCTTTGCTGAGCTGGAATTTCTGCGGCTTGCGTGCCATGCCTGGCTTAGTAACTGAAATCAGTCTACCAGGTCGAATAGTGACCCCCAGGTTTGAGCATCGTCGAGAGGCTTAGGGGGTGTTTCGGGGAGACGTTACGGACGCCTCCAGAGCCGTGCCTTCGCGCTTGCCAAGTGGGTCCCCGGCGCATGAGCGGCAAACTCAGCCCGATGCCGAAGCAGAGCGGGAACGATAGTAGTCTACCAGGCGCGATACTGAGGGACATCAGGTAGGGCCCTGTCGCCTCGGCCCCAGGTAACCGTCGTTAGTTGCGGAGCCGACCGCTGGGTCATGTAGTTGATGGCCATGGTGAGACCATCGACCATGTCGTCGTTCTTCGACGCGGGAAACAGGGAGAACTCGTTCAGGAACGCATCGAGCCAGTGTGCGCTTGCCGGCAGGAACACGTTGCCAGCCTCGACGATCGGGACAATACCACTGGCTCGGGCCTCCTTGGATTTGTCCGGTTTGAAGCCGATTAGGCCTGGAACCTTTTGATGCATCATCTGGTAAACGGCATGACCAGACGCCGCAAGTTCGATGACGGTGCCGCTTAGAGCGTGCCTTTGATACATACGGTTGATCATCGCCATCGTACCGACCACGTCGAGCTTTTCCCTAACGAGGTCGAGAACGTAGAACCGATTGCCCGCCTGCCCAACCACAATCCCAACGACATAGTCACTCTTGCTGGTAGCGGTGAAGGTAGCGTCAACCGCAAGCATGACACGCTGGAAGTCCGGAATAACGCTGTCGTGACCGTAATACTGCCACCAATCAGGACTAAACATGTTGCCGCCCTCAGGGGCCGGTCTCTGCTGGTAGAGAGAGGCGAAATCGCGCGAGCCGACGGCTTCTCTGATCCTTTCGAGGTCGTCCACATCGTAACGCTGGGGACAAAGCGCTGTACCCACTTCGGTGCGCCAGTCAGGGATAATTTCACAATGCGGTGGCAGGAGGGGGCGGTCACCTTCGTCTTCATAGAGAGCAGGCAGGTCAACAATAGTCCAATTCTCGCGTCCCTTCTCGGAAACATTCATCTCGTTCTCGAGCAGTTGACCGATCATGTCATTCTCTGACCACCGGGTCTGAATCACAACAATGGCCCCGACATGGGGCTCAAGACGGGTGTAGAGGGTAGAGGTGTACCAGTCGTTCAACTTGTCCATCATCCTACCGCTCTCTGCGTCCTCCCGGTTCTTGACGGGGTCGTCGATGATCAGCAAGTGGCCAGATCGACCAGTGATAGCACCGCCAACACCAGCAGCCCAAAGGCCACCACCACCCTCGGTGCCCCAGGCATTAACTGCCTGAGAGCTAGCATTCAGAAGTCCGCCGCCCTCACGGTAGAAGTCGCGGGCCTTTCTTGAGAAGCCTTCTGCCAGTTCTGCGCTATATGAACTGATGCCAACATGACGGTCGGGGTGAGCAAGCAGATAGGCAGCAGGCAGAAGTTGAGAAGCCAGGAGGCTCTTTCCGTGCCTCGGCGGCACCTGAAGTATGAGTCGATTGCAGTCTCCGTCGATGACGCGCTGAAGCTGCTCGATGACTGTTGCATGGAACTTGAACATCTTGTAGTTGGGATAGACCTGCTTGATGAACCTCCAAAGCACGATCTGCTTCGAAGTGCGCTCAGCCTTCTTCGCCTTGACGGCGCGAATCAGGTCCTGGCCAGACGCAGCCTTGGCCAGATAGTCCTTGCCTAGTTTCTGAGCCATTGGGTCACTCGTCCAGCGGGATGTCGTACACGTCATCGGTAACGTCCTCGACGTTCACCTGTTCGAGCTCCTGGTCCACCACGGCCATCAGCTCATTGACGCCAAGAGAGGTTGCCCAAGCCTGGCGGCCCTGCTCGGAGATGTTTGCAGCTGCACGCATCAGGCCAGACACGAGTGCCATCGGGATCTCTTCGCCCTCGGCATCTGCCCGCTCTATTCGCCTCTGGATAACCGCCATTAGGTCATTGCTAACCGCCACGAACTTCTCAGCCTGCTCCTGTTGGCTCTTGCGGAACTTTTCAATGCTTTGGCGGTGACGGGTCCGCTCCATCTTGTTGGCGCTCTCGAAGGCCCTGGTGAGCTGCTTCTGGTCCCACTTCGCGGCACGACGCTGCCATTCCCAGCGACTTGCCCATTCCATGATGGTATTCTCCCCCATCTCGCAGATCTCCGCCACTGCAGCATAAGACCTCCCAGACCCCAAATTCATGTAGGTCTGGAAGGCCCTGAATTGCTTGTCGTTCTCGTGACGTCCTGCGTCGCTAACCCGGTACCCTCTGCGGAAGTTGTAGATGGGCCCCGGGTTGTATGGGGGCTGAGCCTCTTTCCAGGAACTCGGGTCCGACGACATCAGTTGGAATCACTCCACGCGCTGTAGGATACCGCTCCCTAGAAAGTCCAGTTCAGCTCGTCCAGGGCTTCTGCTACTGACGGGAAGTACTCTCTGAAGATACCGATCGCCTTCAGTGCCACGTCCTGATGCTCTTCCTGGGTGCCGTTGGCAGACCGGAGGCATAGGTAGTGGATCCAGGAGCGGCAGTTGCCAGTCACGTAGAGGGTCGTCTCGGCGGCCTGGGGCAGGATGGCCCTTGCACACTCCTTGGCGATGCCGTGCTGAAGCATGGCCGTGTATAGGTCTTCGGCCTGGCGGAAGTGTTCGTCCAGCTTGGCCTGGAACCAGAGTTGAGTCTCCCCTGGAAGCTCGTCTATGCTCTTCTGGCGGTTCTTGGGGTGTGGTGCCCGCAGGTGTGGCAAATGGATCACCAGGGGCGCCTCGGCCTCTCCTGCGTAGCGCCTGGACAACTGCTGGAAGCAGAAGCTGCGGTGCCGCAATATCTGAGTGGCGATGTCCAGCGTCGTGGTGACCTGGAGGGTCATGTGGGCATGCTCGAAGACGCTCCAGTGGCCGTGCTTGATGCAGTACTTCAGGAGGCCGGAGACCTTCGGGTTGTCCTGGTTCTTGGGGTTGCTGACCCGGGCCACATGGCCCATGAAAAATTCGGCGTCTGGAGTTACGAACTCAAGCTCCACACGGGGGAACTCAAGCTTGGTCGTGTCGCGGTTAGCGATTGTCATCAGTACTCCGTGCGAACCTTGGGATTATAGGGGTGGCGGGCCTTGTCCTGTATAGCTTGTAACATGTCTTCACAGGCCGATCGGACGCTGCGGGAGGTAGTCCCGCAGTAAGTACCACGGGCGTTGGGATCGTCCTCCACGTCCCAATCCCACCAACCGTCGTTGAGCTCAATGGTGATCTTCAAAACAGGTCATCCTCTTCTTGTGTGGGCTGGCCGAACGGGGTATACCAGCTCGGGTATTCCAGTGACCGGATCCTAGGCTGGCGACCGGGCCAGCGGTCGAGATCGTTGCAAGTCTTATAGAGACGCAGAGCGGCGACGCACTTGGCGTTGGCTTCGGCCATCATCTCGTCGCTCACCTCAAAGAGATCGACGCTGTAGGGGGCCTTCCGCTCGACGGCAGCGAACATGAACTTAAAAGGCTTGCCGAAAGCTACCTCAGCAGCCTTAGCATAATACGCCGCCTGAAAATCGTACCCCAGGCTCACCACCTTCTTGGTGAATAGCTCAGGCTCAACCGAGTCAGTCGTCTTCAGATCGAGAACGATACCCTCATCCACCAACACACGGTCGAGGCGGGCCTTGCAGCGGACGCCCTCCCAGTCCCAATAGATCGACACCTCATTGTACTTGATGTACTCGGGGTCGGATCCGTTGAACCACAGTAGCTCGCGCAGGGAGTCACCCATGCCGATGACAGAGCCCCAGGGGTCGTCCTTGCCGCCCTCCGCCAGTGGCTTCTTACGGCCCAGGGAAGCCTTCCACTCCTTGCCTTCCTTGGTGGCCAAGCTAAGGCCGTCAGGCTTCTTGACGTAGTGGGCCTTAAATGCCTCTGCGCCGTCCAGGACGAGGCAGTGCAGGGCCGTGCCCATCTCCATAGCAGGAGTGGGAATCAACTTGGTCTTGATGGCTGCCTGGTAGTGGGCCGGGCTCTCAAGGATCTTCTTGAGGGAGGACTGGTTAACGCCCTCCTCTCTGCGATAGTCGAAATCTGCCTCGTTAAAGCGAGTCTCTGCCACGTTAGAACAGCGGTTCCTGTTCGCAGTCTAGCGGGTAGATGCGGACGATCCACTTGGAGGCGCCCCTGTTCGCCTTGCGCCAGCGGACCTGCAGTTCGGGGATGATCGATACGCGGTCGTCAACCCAGAGTACTTTGTTAGCCGTGTCCATGAAGGCTCCGATGATGTTGTCAGCATCGGCTCGGCCTTCGCCATACACATCCAGTTCTAGCCGAATGGGCCCCTCTAGGGGAGGCCCTTGGTACTGTTCCTGGATCTGACGGAGCATCTCACGCCGCTTGGCCTGGTACTCTTTTGGCATGAAGGTGCCTCGACTGGTGACCCGGGGTCGAGCCTTCGAGAACAGCACCATGTTAACTGTCAGTTCAATCACTGGTATTCAAGCGATTGACCAGGATGGAGACGCACAAAGAAAAGGCACCGCTAACAATAACGGCGCCCAGAAGAAGTCCAATAGCGGATTCGGTGGTCACGTTAGCTCAAGCAGCAGTTCAGCTGCCTGGATAGGTGACGTAGCTTTCCGATGGAAGCACTGCTCCGAATCGCCAATGTAACCGGCCAACCACATCATCGAAGAAGAGTACGTCATGATATTGTCCCACATCTGACCAACAAGAATGAGCGGCTTGTTGTTCATATGCCTGACCTGTAGCAGCTGGATTACAGTCAGGATTTCCAGCAAAGTCCCATAGCCACCAGGAAGAGCAATGAAAGCATCGCAGTCATCAGTAAACTGCTTGAGTCTGGTAAAGAAATTGTCATGATGACTATCGCGCTGCACTGCTGGGTTTGTTGAGGACTCAAATGGCAGGTAAATTGAGTAGCCGAGAGAACAGGTGCTTCCTTCGCAGCCAAGCTTGGCTCCGACGTTGGCTGCCTCCATGAGGCCAGGGCCTCCTCCGGTGGCAATTGTCCATCCACTCTCTGCTAGCAGGCGGGCTGCCTGCACTGTACCGTAGTAGACTTCCGTTTCGGGGCCAGGACGGGCCGAGCCGAACATTGCGACGGTTTTCATGTGGTGGGTCCTTCGTAGATACCAAGGGTATAGGAGCGACCGTTGCGGTCAACGCCGAAGAGGAGGCCACGGCGCTCAAATGTGGCGATGATCTCATCGTCCTCAAATTGGTCGAGGTCTTTGTGAAGCTCACTGAGGTCAACCTCGCAAGATGGCGCCACGGGCCTGGGAACGTAGGCCTCAAAGGGACCAGCACTTTCGTCCCAGCCAGCTTCCAACTCTTCTGCGTACGGATCGAACTGGCCGTCTAAGGACTGCTCTCGATTGTAGATCTTGCCCTCGGCGGCGCAGGCCGCATAGTCTTCAAGCACATCCTCGTAGGTAAGGGCGTAGGGGACATTCTTGGCTTCGAGGGTTTCGATCTCGCGCTGCAAATACCACATGGCCTTTTTGAGGCCCTCACAGGGATCCTCGCCAGGCTTACGGCCATTGCGGGAGATGTACTTCAGGGCATTGCCCAGTCGGTAGTTGAGGGCCCAGTCTTCGATCACCTCAATGGGCTCGAAGCGGCGGCCTCCACGGTAGTGGAGGGGGTCGATCATGTCAGTCATTTGGCAGAAGGGGTGCAGGGACGAACATTCCGAGCATCATAGCAGATTACTCGCCGCTGGCCGATCTTGAGGAAAACGACGCAACGAATCTTATCACTGTATTCGATTGCACCCTTTGCCCAACCGGATCCGAGAAAAACCTCTACGGGAGCGCCCTTACGGAACACAGGGAGTGGAGTAGGAGCTTGGTACATCCGCTCGACGGCCTTCAGGGTTGAAGGCTTGGCGGTAAATTCACCAGTTTGACGGCTAAAGCGTCCCATTGCGAACGTGCTCGTCTTGAAGGATAATGGCGCTCTCCAGTGAGTTCCAGAGAGCTTGGGCCTGCTTCCAGTTGAGGCCCCGGTGCTTCTGTTTGGTCTTCTTGTCGAGGACGCAGAATTGGCCTTCAGAGGGCGGATCGAGAGCGGCCTGGACCTGTTTTTCAAGTTCTCGTTCGTAGCGGTCGCGGCGCTTCTTCTTGTTTTGACGGACGGGCATAATTATTCCTCAGCGATAATTGATCTAAAAAGGAATCGGAAGGCGATTGCGTTCATCCTTGGCAAGGTCAGCCAATAAGTGTTGAGGCATCATCGCATCGAGAGCGGTTACCACGTTGATCACGCGGGCGACATTCTGGCGTTGATTACCCAGGGTTAGCACCCAGATGTCTTGCTCCTCATTGTAGCGGCAAAGGCCCTCGGCGATCATCTCGCCCAGCACCTCGTCTACCAGCAACTCGACTCGAGTACGATCGCCGTAGTCGCCCAGGAGAGCGTCCCAGGCGCCTGTCTTCATGTCCTCGGTAGAGCATACCCCGGAGACGGCTGCAACCACCTCGTGGGGCCTCACAGCGCCCCTGTAGAGCAGGATCGGCCACACGAATGCGCGGATGTGCGCGTGGGTCATCAGCGGGGTTTCGTCAAACAGCAGGCCGACCGTTCCCGGGGCCATCTCAGACTCTTCAAGATTCATTGGTTCCTCTCGAACACCATGTCAATATACCACAAAAAAAGGGGGCCGGAGCCCCTGTATATCTCTTAACAATCAGAAAGGAGCTTCCTCGTACAAATCGAATTGGTCTCGACGGGCCTCCAGGTAGGTAATCCGGGCTCCCTTGACATCGAGGTAGGTCTTGCCATTGTAGTCGCGTTGCACGAGCTGACCATGGATGGCCACCTTGTCTCCACGTTGCAGGCGGTCGGCAGCGATCTGGGCCGCCTTCCCACGGATCTCGACGCGATAAAACTGGCCTTTGGCCTCTTCACCTTTGCGCGAATACACGTATTCGCGGTCGGCGACCGAGAATGTAGCCACAGAGTCGCCGCTGTCAAAGGTCTTGACGGTTACTGCGGGCTCACCCTGCTTGCCGGTAACGGTTCCAGCGAGGGAGATTGAAGCCATTGTTCGTTTCCTGTATAGGTTGAGAAGGGCGTTTTTACAGAGGTGCCCCGTTCCTCCCTTTACAGTTTACTGGGCAGCACAGTGCCCCTTCACCAGGGCAATGGCCTCGCGGACCTTGGCCCGGTTAGCCTTCGAGACCACGAGTTTGTTTTTCATCATAGCAGTGTCAAGGTTGCCGCGTTTGCAGTATGAGATAATCACGTCGCGGATCTTCTGCTCAATGCCAAGTTTGACCATTAGAGCTTCTCGCAGTGAATAATCTGGCTTGCATGTAACATGACCGACCCGATTCTCGTCTGAAAGGACTGATATGGTCGACTCCTGAGAGTCAATCGTCAATTTGCAGTCATACGACACGAGACCGTAGGCGGCTTGAGCTGCAATCGATGCCTCAGCCACCCAGGAGGCGCTACGTTCGTTGCGGGGGCGGCCGTGGTTCTGGTAGTAGAAAATCTCCCGGGCCGACGACTCAGGCACGCGGATTAGGCTAAGTTTATCGACGTGGTACTTACCCAGGGCCTGCCGAACCCAGGCACAGCTGTAGGTAGCAAAGGTATAGCCCTTGGTGGGGTCGAACTTGACAGCGGCACGGCGCAGGCCGATGGCCCCCTCTTGCAGGAGGTCCAAAGTCTCCTCACTGCCCCAATGCAGGTTACGCTTGCCACCGCTCATGTATTGCTTGGTGTAGCGGACAACCAGGCGCAGATTGTGGTTGCACAGTTTGTTGACCAAGCGGGTATGCTTGGCAGTGCCAGGTGTTGCAGCCTGGATGGCCCGGCCAAGCTCAAGGGTCTCCTCGTGGGTCAGGACACGGTAGCTAGCAGCGCTATCGAGCCAGATGGTGATGGGGTTGGTCATGCGGTACCTCCTTGAGGCTTGAATACTCTCCGAGTGTACCAAGAAAAAAGGAGGGTGTCAAGCCCTCCTAGAGAATCAGGTTTTCAACCTCGACGACCTGACCAGAAAAGAGCTGGCAGAAGCCCTCCAGGTCACCACTGCTCACCGTCGTCAGCGGGAGCGTACTGGGCATTGAGTTCAGCTGCGGTCTTCTTGGCGAGGGCGGTGATGCCTGCCGCGTACTTGCCGCCGAGTTTGGCGACGATGGCATCGATGGCGCGGGTATCGACGCCCTTGGCCAGGGCTGCCTCGCGAAAGTCAGCCTCCGTCGGCTCAGAAGTGCCACCAGAAGTCGCCGGTGCAGCCTGGCTGGCCGCAGGAGCAGCCTTTGGGGCGGCCTTAGACTCCTGGCGAACAGGGGCCTCGACATCGGAGTCGCCATAGCCAGACTCAAGGGCAATCTTGGCCCACAGCTCGTAGGCCAGACCGAATGTCATGGCAGCGGCCATGCACATCCCGCGACGCTGGGTATCGGAGATGTCGCGGGCGCTGATCTTGTCGTAAGGGATCGCGTTGTTCTTGTGATCCATCACGGCTTGAGGCAGGGCCGGCGTGGTGGTCCCATCGACGTGACGGAACCGGATCATCAGGTAACCGCCGACAGGGGCGCGGTGAAGCAGCTGGCCATCGACGGAGGGTTCGTAGTCAACCATCCAACCCGGTGCGTTCTGGCGCAGCAGGTTCATGGTTCTCGACCAGTTGATGTAGCTGGCCCTAAACGAGCCGGAGCCGATGTTCTCGACCAGGTCCTTGGTCGCCACACCAGCGAGATTGGGAAGGATCTGGAAACCAGGGTCCAGGGGGGCCATACGATTCCTCGTAGAGGTACTCCACCAGTATAGCAGGTCAGAGCCGCAGCAGGAATTTCAGGTTGTAGGTCAGGAAGAAGGCCGACAGGCCGAGGAAGTCCCACGAACGGGTCCGCAGGGCGAATGGCATCAGCAGAAACTGGCAGGCCGAGTTGAGCACCACCCCTTGCCATACCAACCCCGAGGTGATCAGCAGGTACGCACCGCAAAGGCCAGCAGAGCCGAGCATGCGCAGGATGTTCGTGTGATGTTCCTTCATGATCTTTCCCCCAGGTCTTTCCGGGGCCTTCGTTCGGTGGGCATGGCCTGCGGCTTGCAGGCTTCCCGGGATTCCCTCAGTCTACTGGCCTTGCGCCGGGCCCTCAGCTTGCGCTCGTAGCGCATCTGCCGGATCACCTGGTGGGCACGCGGGTTGTCCCTCCTCCAGAGCGACTTGAAGGCCGCCAGGTCCTTGCGGGTCCACAGGCCTGCTCCGGCAACCATGCGCCAGATCGTTGGCTCTTCCTCGGGATAGCGGCAGAGGAACTCCCCGATCGCCTCCCCTCCGTTCTCGTAGAGATGGCGACGGGCCTCGGCCTCCCGTTGGCTGATTTGCATCTGATCCCCCTTCTAGTACCAGTCTTAGAAACAGTCTTGATATATATAGGTGTTTTGACGCCTCACACGTCATTGGCGTGACGCCTTGACCGTCAAACGGTCAAACCGTCAAACGGTCAAACCGTCAAACGGTCAACACGTCAAACGGTCAACACGTCAAAGCATGGTAGACTGGCTAGGCCACCTACCAAGGCCCTCCACATGCCACTGGTCGTCAGGCGCTCGTTCGAAACGACCGAGAGCTTTACTAAGATCCCAAACGCGCTGCTCTACGACTCTCGACTTTGGTCCCAGCCGCTGGCGACCAGGGCGTACCTGCTGCTGACCTCGCTTCGCTCCAAGGCCCAGTTCCACGACGCCGAGGACCTGGCACGCATCCTTGGAATCGGGTTGCGTCCACTGAGGACTGCGATCAGTACACTCCGCATGCTTGGCCTCGTCGACGGCCAGCTCCGTGATGGCGTTATCCAGGTGCTTCCGTACGGCGATGGTACAAAGGAGATCGACGAGCCATCCGCCGAGCAAGTCATCGAGCAAGTTACCGAGCCAGAGAAGCTGATCTCTGCCGATGTCGAGGCCCAGCCCAAGCGTGAGTCGACTGGCCTGAGCCAAAAGGATCGCTGGGAGAAGATCAAGGCTGCCTGGAACTCCCATAAGCCAGAGCGCTACCTACGGCTCGACGGCGGGATCAATCTGCCGCTGTTCATCGCTATCGAGACACAAAGCAAGCGCCTCGGCATCGATCGGGACGACTACGACGCCTTCATCGGTGCCGTGTGCCGTGGAGCGGCCAAGGATGAATGGTGGTCGCAGCGCGAGCTGAAGCCTACTAACGTATTTGGCTTCGGGGCCAACCTAGACGACAAGAAGTTTGAAAACGTCGAGAAGCTGTACCAGATTGGCCGTCGGGTCGAGTATAGCGAGACTCGCGCAGCTCAGGCCACCGAAGAGGCTCAGGCCCGTTGGGAGGAGTACAACCGCGAGCAGGACGCGATCGATGAGGCCCAGGAACTTGCAGCCGAAGAGGCTCGTCGCGAGTACCAGGAGATTTACACAGCCTGGGATGCCCGCAAGAAAGAGGGCTGGAGCGAGATTGCTAACGACGCCGTCGTAGCCATAGCCGTCCAGACGCTTCGCTCGAAACTCAACAATACAGAAAGTTACGATGAGTTTCTTCGGAAGGCTTTTAGCGGCTATATTGGCCTCAAGCTGACGCCGCGCGAGTTTGCGGACGCCCGGATGGCCATCCATCCAGTCGATTGGCGCAAGTGCCCACTTGCTGACGCCTACATCTGGTACACCAAGGAGAACGCATGAACTTCCCCCACTATATCCAACGAGCGGTCGACCTTGGCCTGCTCCAAGCGGAGGAGGGGAAGATCGTTGGCTGCAACAAGGAGGCAGTCGAGACGGTCATGGGAACGGCTCGCTTGATTGAGAAGCTTCAGCCGACAACGACGGCCAAGCTGGATGACACCACCGACCAGGAGGCCATCGTCCTCTGTCGCGTGCTATCCTCCCCGAGCGGAGTAGCCCGGCACCTCTGGTCCGAACTCCGCGCTGCGATCGGAGTCGGCCATGGCCAACGCTTTCCAGAGTACTTCTGGTCGACTGCCGTCTTCCAGGCAATCGGCGGCCACGTCGATCGAATCTTTCTGGGTGACGCTGACTTCGAGACTATCTCGGTAGCGGCAATCACCTCGATGCACACCGACCTAGTCGCCTCTCAGAAGTTCAATGTCGCCCCGCTGTCCGAGGTCAGCAAGACGGCTGCTACCCTGGGTTGCCGCGAGACCATGAAGACCTACGGCGCTGAGGAGTCGGAATGGTCTACCGCCCTAGATCTGCTTCGCAAGCAGCGCGTCAAGACTCTATACAAGGAGACACTGCAAGTGGCCGATCAAGTCACCCGAGCAGACTCTAAGCTTGAGAAGAGCATTGAGTTCCTGCAGCAGCGTTCCATGGAATGCCTCGGTCTACTCCGTGGATCCGTAGGCCAACAGGGCAACTTCCAGGACATCGTCAACGACCTATTCAGCACCGATAGCCGCACTGGTTTCGTCGAGCGCATCCTCAACACAGACGCAGGTGTCCGTCCCGTCTCGACTGGGATTATGGCGCTCGATCTTGACATGGAGGGCGGCATTCGTCCTGCGGGTGTTGGCGGCGGACGAGTGTTCACGCTCTGCGGTCGGACGGGTGACGGGAAAACGCAATTAGGGGTACAGGTCGCAGCAGCTGGTGCGCTTGGCGGCTTGACTGTTGGGTTCATCTCGGCAGAACTCGACGAGAACAGTATCTATGCAAGGCTCTGGTCCTCCATCTCGGCCCAACTTGCAACCAACAGGGATGAGGTGATCTATTCAGGCTCTATTATGGCTCCTCCCGAGGAAAAGAAAGGAAAGATCACTACACGGCTCAGTCAAATCGCTGGTGTCCTCCAGGATTGTGGAGGCAAGTTGCTCGTAGAGGCTCCCTGGGGCGCTGACATCGATGCAGTGGTCAGCTCGATGCGCTCCATGAAGGCCCGGCACCCTGAGCTACGCCTGCTAGTCCTTGACCACTTCCACTGCCTGGCTCGTCACAAAGGCGCCGCCTCGAACGAAGCGACAATGCTAGAAGAGAGGGCCTATCGCCTGATGACCATCGCAAAGGAATTGGATGTGGACCTGATCGCCCTGGCTCAGATGAACCGTGTTGGCATGGATTCCCTGTCCGCCAAGCAGCCCCCAGGCCTAGACCAGATCCGTGGTACCGACGCTATTGCGCACATCTCTCATGCCGTCTGGATTCTCCGCAAGGAGAAGAGTGACGACGACCAGGGCCAACGCATGTCGACTGGTAACCTGGAACTGTGGCACGCGAAGGTCCGTGGGCGTCAGGCCTACTGGAATCAGCGGTCAAACTCGGTTGAAGGGCTCCGGGGCTTTATCGAGAAATCCGTCATCAAGATCAACCACCCAAGCTCTTCGATTCTCCCCGGCCGCGAGGGAGACGACACCTACCACCAGATCAATGAAAAAGTTAGCCTTTGACACCCTCACCAACGTCAGCTACCTAACACTCGCATTGCTTGCCTGGCTTGCTGAAATACTGCCAGGCCTGCTAGAGGGGTTTTTAGTGCTGACCAGATCACTCCTTGCCGCACTTGCCGTCTATCTGCTCCGTCTCGTCGATGCTGATCGTTTTGATTCTTCTGTCGCGGAGGAGGAGGCTCAGGTCGCCCTGGAGCGCCAGGCACGCGAGCTTGAACTTCTTTCTGCGGCCACTAAGCTAAAGGAAGATGCTGTTAAGAAAGGAGAGTGGACCGAAGAGGATAGCGAGGCCTTGACAGAAATTGCAAACGCACTTCTCAATGAGTGCGATTGGGACGAACCTCACATTCATCAGTACCTCAAGGAAGCCGTTGAATCTGGGACCGACCTCTCCTATGGGGTGGAATTTGAGGACGACGACGAGGACTGACCATTAAACTGGAGGTGTCCGTGGAGGGACCAAGGGAGCTACGGCTCCCTTTTTCATGCCCGGCCTTCAGCGATAGCCCGTTCAAGGCCAGATCGTTTGATGTATAGGCCAACAGTGGGGCCATGGATGAAGAACGGTTTCACGTAGTAAATGGTATCGCCAGTCTCCGGATCCATATGCTGAGTAGGAGACAGGGCGGCACCAGTGCTTTTCAGCGTGCTGCCGGTCCAGTAGTAGCCAGGCAGGAAGCCAAGGATCTTCATTGATATATTGCATGCCGAACAAGTGTTCCCAAAAATCAACCAAAATCTACATACCAACCATCGCTATCACTTGCGATAAGCCAACGGCGCATCAGGTTCTTCTTGCTGTAGCGCTGGTTTTTGCCATCAGTTGGGCCAGCCTTGGGGTAGCCGCCATTCATCAGGTCAAGCTCGCCGAACGGATCATTAACCATGAAGTTGTTCGAGTCGTGTCCGATCAGACAGATCCAGTGGCCGCCACCGGTCGGATGGTCGACGCTACCCTTGTGCAGGATCCCGATCGGAACGGGAATCCCACGATCGAGCAGGGCCTCCAGATTCTTCTGTGATCCAGTATTCGAGAAGCGGCACGGAACGCCTAGCTCATTGGCGGTCTTGACCTGCGCGTCCGATGACACAGTGTCGCCACGCTTGAGAACCTCACGCAGATAGGCATCATCGTCGCCTTCGATGGCATCAGGATCAATGTATTCGATCGCCATTGCCATAGACGAGCTGAAACACATCCGTTCGCCGTGACCGGTTTTGCTATCGCGTTGGTAAAAGTAGGGGACGGCTAGTGGGAACTTGATAGGACCACCTTGCGACGGCTTCGCAGAAACCTCCTGCTTGGCCCTGTAGCGCGTCTTGAACTCCTCAAGGGTCTTTGTATCCAGAGTCTGTTCTAGCCACTTCCAGGCGGCTTCCTGGTGGGGCTCGCTGACGAAGTGGACTGCGGCCTGCTCGAGAAAGCAGGCTTTATCTTCGGTTGCCGGTGCGTGCTCATTCATAATGCGGATCAGCTTCTCTGAGTACTTGGGATCTGTCGCATAGTGTTCCTCGACTAGCAACTTGGCGCACTCATCACGATTCGATGCTCTGTTCACACCACGAAACGTGCCGTAGTCCAGGTACCACTGCTTGACAAGATGAAAGACACATGCTTCCGCAGACGCGAAGTCCTTGAACGTATCCTGGATGGTGATAAACTTGAACCCGTTCCACTCCTGGGTACTAACAGTCGTGCCAGGTGCACCCTTGATGCCGAAGTAGTTGTTCTTCCCAGATGTATGTTCGCCGCCACCAGACTCAAGCCAGAACTGCGCTGCAACAACCTCTGGGAACTTGGCGCCAGCCTCCCGGGCGTAATGGATAATTTCATCCCACGTAACTGATGCCATAGCAGAAGAGCGTCTAGTAAATTATGCCAAAAAAGATTGCCGTAGGATGACCCATCGGCAATCGCAACTAGATAATTTTGAAATTGTTAATTGCTATACCAGGCGACCGTAGACGCTGCAAATCGGACGTTGCAATAAATTTGATGACAAGGGAGCTGACGGCAGGTCACAGTAATAAGTCGAGAGTCATGTCTCAACCTAATCATGCAAATGACCCAGTCGTAGTAGATATGCGATTAACTGTGTAAAAAGAACCCGCCGTTGGTGTAACCGTACCGGCGCTAGATGTGACTTGCAGTTTGAATGTAGTTGCTAGGTTGGTGATGACATTGATCTTGAATTGATAAGCCATGAATGCACCTGCGGTGATCGAACCAGTGGCGCCAAAGGTTGCTGACGTAGAGTTCCTTGCACCGGTGTAGAGCGTTGTAGGAGTACCAGAGGCGATGCCTGTAACGGGGCCTGCCCAGTGCATTGCTGTGACAAGAGTTGGAGCGCTAGATGAAGCCAGTGCCCATGTCAGTGTTCCAGCAGTGTTTTTCAACAAGTAGGCCAGTATCTCAATGTTGTAGACACTGCTGGCCGCAAGGTTGATCGCGCTAGTTGCGCCAAAAAAGTCTGCAGCGGCTGGACCAATAGCGGTGCCATCCGCCGTCAGGCGAAAAGTGTTCTGCACTGGGATGCAGCCACGCCCTGACGCGCTAAGGGGGGTCGCGTAGTAGTAGTTACCAGCAAACTCAACCGAACCCTCCAGCGCAGAGGATGTCAAAACACTCGCGGCGCTGATCTGTATTGGCGGGGTACTTGAGGTGCCAGAATTTGTGTTTACAAATCCAGTAAGAGTGCCGGAGGTTTGAATGCCGCCTGCCGTGTTAATTGCAGTGCTACCACTAATCGTTCCAGAAGTAATTGCTGCGCCAGATACTTTGCCTGCAGTCGTAATCGTTGCAAGCATCGCATTGGACACGCTTCCGGTGTCGCCTGTCGTGACAACCGTTCCACTGACATCTGGAAGTGTCAATGTGCGTGATGCGGTCAACGTGCCAGGAACCAGTGTGCTGCGAAACGAGCTGGTGCCGCCAGCCCGCCCCTGCAGCACGATGCCGTCATTGGCTGCCGTGGCCGTGCCAAACGTCTGCCCGGTGGCATTGTAGTAGGTATTAGCACCCGTGAAACCGTTGCTCGCGCTGAGCACGGCGTCACCGATCTGCACCATCGAGCCGGCTGTGTTCTTGATGAAGAGCCGGCTGTTGGTGCTGTCCCATGCCGGCTCACCATCCACGAAGCTGGTGGCGACAGGGGTTGTTGTGCCGCGACGAAGCCTGAGTGTGTTTGGCATTAGAAAGTTCCACCGTCTACGATTGATCCATCACTCAGTATAATCCCACTGGTCGGAAGTGTTACCGACGTAGCACCAGTAACTGTTACTGTTGTGCTAAATGCTCCAGAAAACGTTACCGCTCCTCCAGTCTGGAGGGCGCCGCCCACCGTAATTGTGCTGCTATTACTGACACCGGTTCCACCATTGGCTGCGGCCAAAACACCAGCCAATGTAATTGCGCCGCCGGTCGCAGTGTTAGGTGTGAGGCCCGTCGTTCCGGCTGAGAACGAAGTGACGCCACCACCTGCGCTACTGAACTGGTTGAAGGTCAGCGCGGTGCCGGATGCGCCGCCGATTGTGATCGGGTTGTTGGTAGCCAGTACCCAGCCGCTGTCGGTGTTGGTCGTTCCTTCCTCAATAAAGGTGAAAGCACCTGCCGTCACCTCCGCATCTTGGTCAAAGTCTGTTGCGCGATCCCAGACCCCGTTCGCACCCGTGCCTAGGGTTGTTACAACCCAGATGCCGTTCTGGGCGCCGGCAGTCTGGTTCTTAAGCAGGATACGGTCATTAGCCGCCAGGGTCACGCCGTCAAGGGCGTTCGGCGCTGCAGTGATCTGCCCCCTGGTGCTGGTGCCGCCCGTGGCGTTATAGGTGACGGTGACGTTGGCTGTGCTGGCCACCCGCACCGAGCCCTTCACGTCAAGACCCGAGCGAGCCGCGTCTACATAGGCCTTGGTCGCCGCATCCTGCGCGTTGACCGGATCCGCCAGGTTGGTGATCTTGAAGCTGCCGAAACTTACGTCGCCAGTTGCCGTGCCAACCTGCGAGAGGGTTGGCATTGCGTGGACGTGATCAGCCCTTGCGTACCGGGTTGATGTTCCGATTGCGGCCGTACCCAGCGCCGCACCAGTGACGGCGGATGCCTGACCTAGGACGAAGGCTGTCGTGGCGACCTGCGTCGTGTTTGTGTCAACCGCTGCTGTAGGCGCCGCCGGTGTTCCGGTGAAGGTGGGCGAAGCTAGCGGTGCCCGGCTGGTGTCGGTCGGGTGGACGTGATCAGCACGAGCGTAGAGGCTTGACGCGCCGGCCGCCTGCGTACCGTTCATCGCAATGGTACCGGCCGTGCTATTGGCCTGACCCAGTACGAAGGCTGTCGTGGCGATCTTGGTGCTACTATCATTAGCAGCTTGCGTAGCTGCCGTGGCTGTCGACCCCGTTAGATCAACGCTACCTGTAAAAGTCTTGCCGCCAGTAATAGTCTGGGTCGTACCAAGTGTTGCAAATGCGCCAGGACCTGCAATAGCGAGGATGGACGTCGCAGACCCGCCAGCGCCACCAGTGCCAACGCCATAATAAAGCGTGGAATCTTGCTCGTTAAATGCCAGTTCCGCATTAGCAAGAGAGGATGGAGCCCCTGCCGCGCCACCGGCAAGTCTACGCTTAATTCTTACAGTGTTGGGCAACGCAGTGACCTCAATTACTGCTTATTCTTCCAATCAAAAGTTTCCTCCATCCGTTAGCGTAAGTACCGTAGTGATATTACCGCCTACCCATTTGCCACTGCCTGAATTGTAGCACAAAACACTTCCATCCACTTTTGATGTTGTGTCGATGTCCGCCAAATCTCCTAGTAGTACTTCATTGATCATCGAAGAGGAATTTGCCCATGTTCCGTTCCGCCGAATATAGTAAGAGTTATCGATTGGCGCCTCTGGAATACCACCTCCACCAGCGGCCGCAGATTTGCTGATAAAAAATTGATAATTTTGAGATACGATAAAATTAGGCTCTGTTCCAGCGGTCTCAACATGAGCAACCTGTATCAGGAATCCTTGCGGTGTTTCACTGTGGCTTGCGATGGCGTAAAGTTGTGCTTGTGATAAATCATTGCTGCGAGCGGCATACAGTCGATCATATCCCTGGCTCAACAGGTCTCTTAGAAGAACCGAAATATCGGTTCCTTGCGTTGTATGATTACTGACATAAAAGTTCGTTACAGAGGCAGCAACCGAAGAGTTTGCATTAAAATCACCAGAGGCAGGATCTTGAGATATATTTGCTCCATGGTACTTCCATTGAACAGTAGAACTGACAAATTCACTGCTGGAAGAAGAATTAACGGTACTACCCCCGCCGAAGATAAGTGTTTTTGGAATAAAAAGATTTGTCCATTTTTCGCCATCCCACGTCAGGACCTGCCCTTTCTCAAAGGGGATCCCCTGTTCAACATTCCGCAGGTCTTCGAGATCAACCTCCGTTGCTACCAGATCTATCCCGTTCCTGCCATCCTTGCCCGCAGGACCCTGCTGGCCATCCTTCCCTGGCTGCCCGGGACCAACCAAAAGCATCTGATCCTGAACGGATTCCACAAGGGCCTGGAAGCGATTCTCGTAGGCTGTCAGGTCCAACTCCACCCTGACGGTCGATAACGGCGACGAGGACTGGTCGATAGTCCTTGGTACTACCTGAGTGTTTTCTGAGCGAAAGTCAGTCGTTGTAACTTCAACAAGCAAACCATCGCTAACAGTAACATTGGGAAGCAGTTTTTTTATCTCAGCAATTACCAGATCATCCGGTTCGCTACCATCACTTTCAAGCCACAGCCTCCAGGTGGCTTCAAACTCTCCAAGTACTGGAAATCGCTCGATGAAGATAAAAAGCCCCTCGGCTCCACTAGGATTGGGGCGGGAATCAACGATACTAAGCTTAGCTGACAAGCGAATGATCTCGCTTCGACCGAGGATGCGAAGAATATCGGCAGAACTGAGAATCATTGCAACCACGGTTATTCAAGGGTAGTTTGCCAAGAAGCGGAATACTACTTGAAACTCAAAAATATGCGTCTTACAGTTGAGCAAGCCTGCGATATGCTTTTTCGCGGCAAGAGTAACGTGCCGACGGCCGCTGCCAAATGCGGGCTTAGTAAGAAAGAAATGTTTATCGTCTTCAGTAAATATGCAAAGAAAATTCCCCTCACCGATGATGCCTGGAAAGGGGATATTATGCTTGGGTGGCCGTGGGCCTAGTGCTTCTTTTTCTTGGCCTTGTTAGGCAACTTCTTTTTGGCTGCTTTGCTCTGCTCTTTTTCCCACCTAGCAGCCATGGTTGGATTGGTAGCGTGCATCCAACGGCGTTGTGCTTTTGACTTGAAAGGCATCTTAAGATTCTCTTACTGCAGGCACCATAAGCGCCAGCAGAATGGCCACGTATGTCTCAGCCGCTTTTTGGAATGCTTCGGGTTGCCTTGTGTTGAAGCCGATGAAAGCTAGATGGCAGCACATGAGACCGCCTAGTAGGCGTAGTGCTACATCACGAAAACTCAGTTGACGACGAGGGACTGCCATTTCAATCCTTCTTACGAGGAGTGTACTTAGTCGAAGACTTGCGTGTACCTTTGCCGTTGGCCAGCCGAGCATTATTCCCTGCGCCATTGCGAGCCCGGTTAGTCTTCGGATTCTCCAACTTGAAGCCGCCACCGGACTGGTGACTTACATCGGGGCCACCCTTGCCCATAATGCCACGAGCCCGACGCTCACGAGCAAGATCAGCGCGGTACTTCTTGCGGGCTGGCTTAGCGTTACGCTTCTTATCGTAAGCTAGTTTTTTAGCGTACGCCTCTGGATTGCTTTTGTAGAAATCAGCAGTGGAGCGCTTCTTAGCGGCCATCAGGAGTTCCTGCCTTCTTCGTACATTCCTAGTCTACCACGAAGTCCCTTGATTTCGTTAGTCTGGTGATATAGATTGTAGTCTAACTTTTCCTCAAGCCGACTAAGTGTTTTGAACAGTCGGTCCATCTGGCTCTCAAATTCATCCTTGGTTAGATACCGCTCAGCGAGTTTCAGTTCAAGTCTGTCGGTAGCATCAGCGGCCTTGTAAGCAGCCTCGAGCGCCTGTTCAGCCCTGCGCCACGTAAAACCACCCCAGCCTAATACTGCAGTTACCATAGCAGCAAGAATGTATTCAGGCAACATGAAGCTATTCCGCTCACCGTAGGCTACCGCAACGGTTTTCGTAGCTTCCGCTAAACGTGCGCAAGTACTGTAAATGATTGTAAGCCAATACAGTCGCAGCAGATATAACTGAAGACACGGCTATCATGATCAATGCACAGTCCTGGCGAAGTCTCATCCTGCGCTTAAGACTCACAACTCTCCTCCGTCACGGTTTTTCTGCCCAGGTTCATAACCAATACCAAGTAGTCCCGTCACCGGCTCCGAAATCTCAACCTCTAGTTCGCAAGGAACGGATGCCTCAACGCTAAAATCGATATTGATTCCATCGATAAACCGGGGACCTACAGTGTATGAGATATTCACAGCAAAAAAACCTAGCAAGCTAGGATACCATTACATTTGCACAAAGAAAATCAGATTTCCTTGCAGGCCTTAAGGATTTCCGCTTTTGGCAGATTGTTCTTCAGATCAATTCCATGCTTCATGGCGTATTCAAGAAGTTCGTTCTTGGTCATCGCCTCCAACGGCTCATCGATGTCCTCTTCAGGTTCCACATCAAAAGCGTCGACACCGGCTTCCACTGGAATCTCGGGCAGTGGTTTATGGATGACAGCCGCGACAGCCTTCTCGCCCTCTTCTGCCCAACCATCTGCCAACAGCTCGGTAGCATCAATCGTATAGTAAGCAGCACGACGTTCGTCGGCCTTGACAAAATAGGTTGGCAATTTATCAAGGTGAGCCATGAAAAAAGGGGCCTCGAAGACCCCTTATGTTTCCTATGGCTAGGATTGGGTTCAGCGAGCAGGGTAATCAACCAGTTGATAGAACACGCCGCCGGTGCCAGCTACCGCAGCGGTACCGCCGAGGGTGTAACCAACGGTGTTGTTGATGTCACACAGAGCGCCACGCAGATGGGCAATGTACACGCCGTTCGGATCAGCATCCTGAGCCTGGAACACCACAGACTGGCCGCCGATGGTGACGGTCAGCTTGTTGGTGCCAGCGTTGTCAATACCGCTCACGCCAAGGGCAATGATACGGATGGTTTTAGCGTACTTGAGGGTGGTGGCAGCAGCGACCTGGGTAGCGGTCAGTTTGCAGCTATCGTCAAGGTCAAAACCTTCACGAGGGAACATACCAGTAGACAGAGCGGCCATTGATGGACTCCTTGGGTTTTTGTTTGCAGTCCCCGCGCAGAGTGAGGAGGGCAACTGCTGTACGATCTAGTATGCCTAAGCAATAAAAAAGGGCCCCCGAAGGAGGCCCGGCTTAACCGCTAAGGTGATCAGCCCTGGGTTGCGTCAAAGCCAGCCAGACGGGCCACAGAGCGACCGTTGATCAGTGCCAGACCACAGTACCACTCAACACGGGTGATCATCTGGGGTTGAGTGTGGCTTTCGCCCAGCTCGCGCACAGACACGCCACCGTTCTGAATGCCGGTCAGCAGGTCGTTGCCGAAGGCCACGCAGTAGATGTCCTGCGAGGTCGGGGTGGCATCCATGATTGCCACGTTTTTGTGGTCGCGATCCAGTTCCAGCACAGGGATGCCGGCATATACCAGCTGCTGGTAACCGAATTCGTTGCGCGTGATGTCGACCTGGACGTTCGTACGAGCCTGACGGCTAAGGGCCCGGCGAGCGGACTTCGACATCACCAGGAACTTGTTGCCACCCTGAGCGTCGACATAGTCAATCACTTCATCCAGTTTGGCCAGACTCAGAGCGCCAGCGCCGTTGGAGAGATACTGGCTAGAACCGCTCTTGCAACGAGCAGCCAGACCGTCAAACTCGGAAGGAGACTTGTTGGAATCGCCCTTGATGAACAGAGCTTCCCAGGCAAGACGCATGGCGCGAACGCGAGCCTGCACCTGGTAAGCCTTGGCCTGAGGACCCTCGAGATCAACGATGGCGCGGTCAACCTTAATGTCGCCACCGAAGAGTTTCAGACTCTCGGATTGCTGACTGACTTCACCATAGCTCTCAGCCAGGGCGCCGTTGTAGTTACGGAAACCCACATCAGGCAGAGCTTCTTCACGCTTCCAGAACAGACCGTTGCCTTCGATATTGCGGAAGGGCAGGTTCTGCAGCAGGGGGCCAGCAGCCAGTTCGGTCACAACCGCCAGTTCCTGGGGCGTGCGAGCGTGCTTCTGGGCTTCAAGCAGGGTAAGGGCCATGATAATTTCCTACGGAATGGATGGAACAAAGATTGGGTGAATTGCTTGCACAAGTATCGCACAAGTGCCAGCATGACACCCTTCCAGTCCACTCCATCTCGGAGCATCCCTTCTGGGTGATCTAAATACAGGGTACCTATTTATAGAAAAGGGCCCTCGTGGGGCCCCAACTTCTAATTTGCTCCTAACTTGAAGAAGGTTAGGAGTTCAGCCAAATGCTCGTTGGAACATTTCATCACGACTGAGGCTTGACAGGTCCTCCGTCGGCATGCCATTGACGTCCGTGCCGCCATAGCCAATACCAGCACCGGCACCCTTGACACCCTTGAAGAAAGTGCCGTAGATCGGGTGGACCTTGAAGGAACCAACAAAATCCTCGGCAGAGATCCGCTTGCCGCTCTCCTTGTCAAGGACAGGATCGCCCTGGGCATCAACAACAGTCAGCGAGCCATCGGCCTCTTGACGGAAACGACCGCCGATCTGTTGGGCCATCATGTCGAAGAACGACACGCCATCGGCCGAATCGGTGCGGCCACCAGCGGCAAAGAACACCTTCTCAAGGGCATACTTCTTCTGATACTCAGCCAAGGCCGCCTTGGCCGCCTGAGCCTCTGCAGCAGCCGCTTGAGCCTGTTTGGAGTATTTCTCCTCGATGGCTTCTTGCGCCACACCAAACTGAGCCTGAAGCTGGGCTGCCTTTGCCGCCTCCTCTTGAAGTTTGTTATACTCGTCGGGATTGATCGAAGCAAAACGCTCAAGCTGAGCAGCCTTCTCTTTCGCCTCGCGCTCGTATTGCTTACGAGCTTCCCGTTCTGCCTTGAGCGCCTTTAGAAGATTCTCGGCATCCGCGCGAGGCATCATATCATCCATGGATGATTGAGTATTGGCTGCCGAAGACTCCATCTCGGTGGTCGACTGCTGTTCGCTAGACATTGAATTGCACGAGCATCACGCCCGTTGTTGATTGCGAGGTAGTATGCCAATTGGAAAAAATCAGGGCCTAAAAAAGTGGCACGCTGAGATCTAAAACGACTAAGTTGCCAGGATTGTTGCAAGCACTACTCGATCCTGCTGAGGCATTTGTGTCACTTTTTACAAAAGGGAAAGAGCCGTAAAGGCCGATTACATTATAGATGGACCCAATTGAATATATGTAGGAATAATTATTTGATGCTGAAATGCACTTGCCCATGCCACCACCAACAGACATAAAAGAAACTCCGCCATCGGGAGCTGGGTTTGGGCCAAAGGTACATGTATCCACGTCTGTAAGCACAGCGTAGAGATATGGTTTAAGCGTTATGAAACCCGGAAAACCCGTAGTTCCACCACTACCATTGACACAAGTACAGATACTATCATTCCAGGTACCCCCACCAGGGCATGGGTTATCGCAGTCATACAAAATGCCACGATTAGGACCACTTAGGCATCGACATTGTTTCTTGCATAGCCCAGCTTCTACTTCTGTAGGCATCTCAGCGACTCCACTTCTTGAGAGGACAGAGTTGCTGCGGATTGCCGTTCAGCCAGGTCTTTGCCGCCATAAAGCATCCGCATTCTGAGCAACGTTGCGTTTTAGGGATAAAGGCAGGACATGCCTTGCATAGGTCAAAGCGTTCCTCTCTAATATCACCTTCGACTCGACCATTCGTAAAGGCAATTCCAACGTTCCTTGCAAGCCCTGTTGCCATTTGGCCGAAGCCTGCCTTTACCTCTGTCGCGTATTCTTGAGCGATAATTGGCCTTTTCGTATAGTCATCACCCGGATGAAACCTTTCTTCCATTTCGGGACCCGAAATATTGCGTTCCTGTGGCCAAGCAGAAACTGGCCCCGTAGGCAATACACCAGAACTTCGAAGGTCTTCGATTGAGTTGATCATGGTCAGCCTTGGTCGTGGGCTATTATTCCAAACCCAATCAAGTCTTCAGAACATACGAGCTAGACGTAGTATTATAGTACAAAGAACCGGAAGTGACTCCACCGGTTCCGGCTGCAGCATCGTTTGTGTAACTGCCAATACCAAGCAGTGTTCGCATGTTAGTAGCAGTTTTATTCTCCCACTTTGACGTGGTTGAATTGTAGCCAAGGTATTGGTTATTAGCCGGTGACGCTAGGATAACATCAGCAATATTGCCAATAGTTACGGCAGCTGATACGAGAACCCCATCCTCCATGACATAGAGGGTGTTCTGGTCTTTAGCATAAACCAGCTCACCTTCCTGCAGGGATCCCAGCGCCAGCGCCGCATCGAGGTTGCCCTTGGTCCCGCGAGCCACTCTTACTGGAACTCTGTTCTGAGGAGCGGCCATGGTAGTCGGAGAACTGTGCTAGATTACCGATTGCTACGCAACAGTCCAGGTGAAGATCCCAGAAGGAGCCCAAACAATCTTGAAATCTGTTAGTCCATTTGCCGTTTCAGAGCCACCAAAGTTAATGTAGGCAATTGGCGGGTCGTTGGCCAATGTATCATTGTATAAGATAGCGGCAACTGCGGTTATACCAGATCCGGTTGCGTTCCAAATCGCATCATCTGCATCGAATTTTGCGTCGTTTGTGGTAACAGTGCTAACTGTAACATTCGCCAAAGCAAGGCCACCAGTGGTGTAACCGTTACCGTTGGCCACCTGGGTATAGGCAGCACTGGCTGCTGCAAGCGTCGTGTGAGTTGCCGAAAACGTACCAGCGCTAAGAAGTATGACCCTGTAGACGTCAGTACTACTGCCGTCTACAAGGATTTTTGCCGTATGGTTATACAGAGAAAGTGTAGCCATTTGCTCGGCAGTTAACGATGTAGTCTACCTATCAGGAGTTGGGGAACTGAGTGGTTATTCTCCCATTAGAATGCAGGGTGCTCAACTGTTGGCGGTAGGAAGTTGGCCGTGTAGCGAGCTACACCCTTGGTGATCCGGTAGTCATCTAGGTATCCGCTGGCTCCGTACAGTGTTGCCCAATCCATCCCTATACGCACAGCTGTCCTTGTCAGGTTGACTGAGTTGCTATATGTACCTGCTTGAAGCACCCCGTCCACAAAAATGCGCCAAGTTCCACTGGCTCGAGTTAGTGCTACATGGGACCATGTATTGGTGGCAAGTGTTCCGGTCGTAAGGACAAAACTCCCAAGGTACACAAAAAGCTGACCGCTGGCGTTAACACCCCATACGAAACCAGACGTATCACCGTCTGATGTACGGGTTTCATATAGCATTCGATAGTTCGCAAAGGATGCCATACGGACCCACGTTTCAATGGTGAAGTCGTTTGTACCTAGCGCGTTAAGTGTACAAGACAGATAGTCACCGGTTCCGTCAAAGTACCCGCTCGCGCCCCCATACTTAGCTTGGGTCGTGCTGATTTTCGCGTCACCAACTGCGGTAACAGTTACGGGTGCTGCTGAACTGTCAGTGAACGTCGTTGAGTTGTTGACTCCATCCATCTTCAGGTGCAGCGAAACTCTTGCCCGATAGGGATCGTTAATTGAGTTGCTATTGAAGGCGGCGGTGGGCGGGGTGAAGTTGGTGGTGTAGTGGGCAAAGCCTTTGACGATGCGGAGGTCGTCGATGTAGCCGTTTAAGAAAGCCGTGTTGGAGTTCGGATTTCTTCCAATGTTTAGATCGGCGGGAGATGTGTAAGAATTGCTATCTGTATTACTGCCAACCTGGCTGCCGTTAACAAATAACCTTAAAGTAGTTCCTGAACGCGAATATGCAATATGCGTCCAGGTATTTAGAGGAATAGAATAAGCAACTGTAAATGTAGCTCCGTTCGTTACATAGCTCTGCACTTGTGTGTCATTAACAAGGAAACCAAAGCCACCAGAACCGGTGCTATCCAGTATCGCCATCGAACCACTTGCGGCCTTGTAGAGCCACAGCTCAATTGTGAAATCGCTTGAACCGTATGCAAACTGAGTCCCCGCTGGTATTGTTAAATAGTCCCCGTTTCCATCAAAATACGCACTCGTCAGCCCCCACTTGTACTGCGCGTTGCTGATCTTGGCGTTGCCGTAGGTCGTAACAGGTAGGCGATCAGCGCGATCGAAGAAGCCCGTGCTGTTGTTCGGCCCCTCCATCGGCATCAACAGGCTCGTGGAGCCGAGGTAGGGATCTACCAGGGTGCCGTAGTCGGCGTGGGGCAGGGGCGGGATGAAGTTGGCGACGTAGCGAGCGAC